GCCCGTTTCATGCTGGTCGCATACCACAATAGAACACTTAATGGCCACTGTTTTACCAGGTAATATGCCCCATATCCTTATCCTTACCCAAGATCAAAGACTATCTGTTGACTTAACTGCGCCGGCCAGCTCGACCAAGCGAAGGCGAAAACCCTCGCTCACGCTCAACGTCAACCCCTCAGGTCAACGGCCAGGACAACCCCAACCCCGCGGGGAATAGAACAACCCACAACAACCCACAACCCCCCCCTTGCAATATCCCGATGCGAAATGCCTTGACAGCGAACCATTCCGATGCTATGAAACACGATCATGCAAGCTCAACCCCAAACCGTTGCGCCGGTAAAGCCGAAGGTGGTTCGGAAGCCGGCAGCGAAGCTCGCCCAGGATCTCGCCTACAAAGCCCTCAGATCGAAAGGATTAACCCAAGAAGCCGCTGCAAAACTCATCGGAATCCACCCCTCATCGGCATCGCGGTATGAGAAACGACTCAAGGATGAAGCCGCAGCAGCCGGCCAGCCGGATCCGATTCAGCCCCTCATGTCCCAGGACCGGGATGAGAAGCTCGGGCGCCTGGTAGACCATTTCCTCGACAAAGGTTTGAAGCTCCGGAAGGTGAAGGGGTCCGATGCCATAGCCGCGGGGAAGCTGTACGCGGATCGCCGGTATCCCGTCCGGAGTGATCCGGCGCCGGCCTCGATCAACTTCACGACCGTGAACCTTATCGAAATAGCGAACCCCTCACCCACAAGATATTGTGCCGAACCCCCGCGGGAGCTGGACGCCGGCCAGCCAGGATCCGATAACCCCCCGATAACGCTGGATATCACCCCGCCCAACGATGGCCCGATAATGGGTATTATGTCAAATGAGTGAGCGCCGCTGCATCCTCGACGCCGGCCAGCTCGACGGGCAGCCAGCCGCATCCTCACCGCTTGCGGGTACGCCGCCGGCCGCGGTCCCGGGGGGGGTACGGCCCCGACCAGGCGAGGCCAATGACCAAATGGGACCTGTTCCTGGGCGGCGGCGATTTTTCAAGATTCCGGACGAATGGGGGGAGTGGTTGGGGGGATACGTTTTCTGCCGGTTGCAGTTTCACGTTGCGATATTCGGGCTGATCGAATTCACAGACGTTGAGGATTGCTGATCGTTGGATCAATTTTTCAGAGGTTTTTTTCTTGTATTCGTTATTGTTGCGGTGCTGGCGTTGTGTTACCGGCTGCTGACCGGACAATGGTTTGGGGGGTGACGGGATGCTGTACCTACAAACATTCTGGATGATCCTGGTGGTGTTGATTCTCGAAGCTCCGTTGGGTCCCGCGTGGAGAAAGGTCGTTGGGATCACGCTGATCGTCGTGACGATCCTGATCCTTTTGGGCTTCACGGGGATTTATTCCGGAATTCCGCTGATGCGAGTGCGGTAGGGATTTCCCGATGCCCGTGACGGTGAGCAAAGCAGACGGCGGGTACTCGGTAAAGACGCCGAAGATGGTTCACGCCAAGAGAACGACTTTGGAGAAAGCGATGAGCCAGCGGCGGCTGCTGAACGCGGTCGAACACGGCTGGACTCCCGGCAGAAGGAATTCCACGGTGAAAAAGATGAAGCCTTGATCGAGATCAACGGCGTCAGATTCACTCCCGTAACCGGCATCCAGTACAAATACGATTACGTCCAGGCCGCGAAGAACATATCTACCGGCAAATGGGACGATCGCGCAACGTACCGCTCGTTGATTTTGAACGATCTTTTTTTCATCGTGCAGTTCGTGCTGAAAATCCCTCCGAAGGTTGCGAATCACCGATTCGTAGTGGATATGTGCCGCGAGGTAGAGAGCGGCCCCGTGGATTTCACGCTGGACGTTTGGGCGCGGGAGCATTTCAAAAGCTCGATCATCACGATCGCGGAGACGATCCAGTACACCTTGGCGAATCCGGAGAAGGTGACGGCGATTTTCTCGTATGTACGGCCGGTGGCGAAGCTATTTTTGGGATCCATCAAGGACGTTTTCCAGAAGGAGAAGATTTTACACGCCTGTTTTCCGGATGTGGTGTACGCCGATTGCGAGAAAGAGGCTTCCCTGTGGTCGCTGGACGGCGGGTTGGTGCTGAAACGCGGATCCACGCGCAAGGAGCCGAATGTTTCGGCTTGGGGGCTGACGGAGGGGATGCCGACCGGCGGCCATTACGAGCGGCGGGTGTACGACGATATTTCGACGCAGGACATGGCCGATTCCGTGGACATGATGGAGAAGGTCAAGGATAAATTCGACTCGAGCCAGAACCTCGGAACGTCGGAGGGTACGCATCGCGTGGTCGGAACGTATTACCACCACAACGATCCCCTGGTATATATCCGCGGGAAGAAGGATCTCGACGGGGAGCCGAAATACCATCTGCGATTGAAAGCCGGATCGCACGACGGGACCGCCAGCGGCCGTCCGATCTACGTCTCGCAGAAGCGATGGGACGATTTGAAGCTGACACGATCGTTCAACTGCCAGCAGCTATGCGATCCGTCTCCCGTCACCGACCAGAAGCTCAACCCGGATTTCTTACTGCCGATCGAGCGCCGCATGATACCGAAAGATGTGTATCGGTTCATGCTGGTCGATCAAGCCGGCGATCTCGCGTCCGCGAAGATCCAGTCCGGGCCGACCCTGGACTCCTGGGCGTTTGGCGTGGTGGCGGTAGAGCCTTTTTCAGACGATATCGGCCAAAGCAAGGTGTTCATCGAGGATCTGATGATCGCCCCCATGTCGGAAAGCGAGGCGATCGACGCGATCGTGAGGATGTACCTCAAAGCCGGCATGATTATGAAGCTCGGCGTCGAGAAAGTCGGACTGTCCTCCACGCATACCCACATCCAGAAGGCGCTGCAAGCCTACGGCCGGCACATCAACTTCGAGAAAGGCGGGAACGGCGTCCTCCTGTACCCGTTGGGCCAGGGAACGAAAGGCGGCGGCTGGAAAAGGAAGATGATCGAGTCCGCGCTGTCGTGGCCGCTGAACAACGGCAAGATTTTCTACTCCACGGGCTGTCCCATGAATTTCATCGAGCGGTTGAAACTCGAAATGCGGAATTTCCCCGTCTGGCACGATGACGGGATGAATATGCTGGCCTACCTGTACTCCCAAATCCTGAAGGATATGTTTTTTGGATTGGCAGAGGACGAGGCCGAAATCGAGCGGGGCCGCCGCTACAAACCGAAACCGGCGCAACGTAGCTGGATGAGCGTGTAGGAGGACGGACTTGGCAGAACCGGAAGCCACCGAAGCCGAAAAAGCCAATACCGGCGAACCGTCCGGACAAGTCGCCACGTTCAAGAAGTGGTACACCGAGGCGAAGGACGCTTGCAGGGAATGGCATGAGGCCGGCGTGGAGGATTCCAAGTTCTATCACGGCGGCAGGGGTCAATGGAAAAAGGACGATATCGCCATCCTCGAGGCCGAGAAGCGGCCGGTATTCTCCATCAACCGGATCAAGCCGACGATCGACTTGCAGAAGGGCATCGAGATCCGCAGCCGCACGGATATCGACGCGAAGCCCCGCGGTGCGAACGACGGCGGCGCGGCGGACGCGATCACGGCCGGATTCAAGTACATCCAGGATCAGAACAACGCCGATCATCTGGTATCGGACGTTTTCTTCGACGGCTTGAAAAACGGCATCGGCTGGATGGAAGTCTGCGAGAACGAAGATCCCACGAAAGAGGAAATCGCGCTCAATTACATCCCCTGGAAGAACGTCGGGTGGGATCCCTACGCGACGAAACTCCTGCTGGACGATGCCCGGTATATGTTCAAGGAGAAATGGGTCGATATCGACGTTGCGAAAGCCACCTGGCCCGAGCAAGCCGACGAGCTGACGGCCGGCATGGAGGAAGCTCGAGGCGGGGGAGTGCATACCCGGGTGAAGCCCGATCAGTACGCATCGGGCGAGGCCGTGAAATGGTGCGATACGCTCCGCGACCGGATCCTGCTGGTGCAGATGTACTACAAAAAACCCGTACCGTCGATTTTCTTGAAGCTGAAAAACGGGGAAGCAATCGAAGTACCCGAGGCGAAATTATCCGCGCAGCCGGAAATCGTCGCGCATGAGGCCGTGATTCGAGTCATCAAACGGCCGGTCGATAAGGTGTATTCGTGCATCTTCTCCGGGAATACCGTCCTCGAGCAGCCGGCGCCGCTCGAAGAAAAGCACAACCACTACCCGCTGGTCCCGTTCATCTGCTACACCGACGAGGACGGGGCGCCCTACGGCATGGTCCGGAACATGAAGGATCCGCAGCGCGAGATCAACAAAAACCGCAGCCAGTATTCCCATATCATCACCACCCGCCGCGTGTTCTTCGAGACAGGCGCCTTCCGGGACGCCCTGGGAGCCAAGGAACAGATCAGCCGGCCGGATGCGTGGATCGAACTGAATATGGGAGCTTTGCAATTCAAGAAATTCCAGTTCGAGCAGGATACCGCGGTGGCCCGGGAACACTTCGAGATCATGCGGGAGGCCAAGCAGGAGCTTCAAGAAGTCTCCGGCGCCGTCGAGGAACAGATGGGGCAGCAGACAAACGCCCGATCCGGCGTAGCCATCGAAGCGCGTCAGCGCCAGGGAGCGACGGTCAATACCGAGCCGTTCGACAACCTCAGATTGACCAAGCGCCGCGTAGGGGAGCTGATGCTGGCACTCATGCGGAAGCATTGGACGTATGAGAAGGTCATCCGGATCACCGACGATCAGACCGGCGCGGATAAATTCGTGACGTTCAACCAGGGCGGTCAAAACATGGTCGCCCAGGGCCGGTACGATATCGTCGTGTCCGACCACCCGGAGACGGAAACCACCCGGAATTGGGTCAGCCGCACTCTCATGGACTTCGCTACCCGCCAGCCTCCGCAGATCGGCCTCGCCATCGTCCAGACGGCGCTCGAGATGAGCGACATACCGAACAAGGACAAGGTAATGCAGAAGATCAAGGAGGCCCAGGAGAAGCAGGACAAACTCGACCAGCAGAAGATCCTGGCCGATGCGATCGCCAAGGAGAAGCCCCCCGCGGCGGCGCCCGAGGCCGAGCCGGAAGCCATGAAGCCGGCACAACCCGGCATGACGGCCGAGGAAGCGTTGAAGAAGATCCTCGCCGGCGAGACATGGGGAGCGATCACCGAGATAAAAGACACGACGGTGGAGAAAGCCGCCGAATTCATCAAAACACCGAAACCGCCTCCCGGGGGCGATACCCCGGAGAAGAAAAAATCGCCCGTCAAGGCGTAAAAAGGAGCGTTACCGATGGCCGAAGCAGAACAGATGGAGATCGAGTACACCGAGGCCGAGCTGTCCGGAGAAACCGAACCCGCTGGTGAAAAGGCCGAAGCTGTCCCGGGGGTCGAGCCTCCCCCGTCAGAGCCGAAAGCGGCAGAGGAACCGAAAGCCGAACCGAAGGTGGAGCCGGAAAAACCGCCCGTCGATGATCGGCGCGTCCCGTTGCGAGAGCTGATTTCGGAACGGCAGAAGCGCCAGGAACTTCAATCGCGGCTGGAAGCGCTTGAGGCGGCGAAGGCAGAACCGGCGAAGGATCCGAAAGCGTTGATCCTTGAGGACCCGGAAGAAGCGATGAGCGTCATGATGCAGAGGATCGAGGATCTGCAATCGGAAATCGCCCGGAAAGAGCTGGAACGAGAAATCACATCCTCCGTGCCGGATTTTTACGACAAGGCGCCGCAGATGGAGGAACTGCTTTTGAACGAGGGATTCAGCGAGGAAACGATCCGGAACATGATCGGATCCACCGGCAAGGAAGCGCCGAAGCTGTTCAAGGTACTATCCAAGCTGGTCGATCAAGCGGATCCGGCTGTGACGGAAGCGAAGATCATCGAGCGGATCACGCCGCAAATCACGAAACGCCTCATGGAGAAATTCAAGATCACCGAACCTGGGAAGAACATCAATTCTCTCCCGGGGGCTTCACCGGACGGAAGCATCGCCGTCGATGGCGAGAAGGGCTTTGAAAAACTCACCCCCGAGCAGAAGGAAGCATGGCTCAAGGGGGAGATTTGAAAAATAACCCCAAGGAGTAAACGGAAATGGCGCAGACCGAATTTGGAGTAAACCATGCTCTCGCCGTCAAGCGGTGGTCAACATCGCTGGCGGTCGAAGCGGAGAAGAAGTCGTATTTCAAGAAGTTCATCGGCTCCATCATCGAGCGCAAGACCGACCTGGAAAAGAAGGCCGGCGACCAGATCACATTCGGACTCCGCATGAAGCTCCGCGGGGCCGGCGTCACGGGAGACGCCACCCTCGAGGGCAACGAGGAAGCGCTGGTCTATTACAGCGATGCGATTCTCATCGACCAGCTCCGTCATGCGGTCCGGTCGAAGGGGAAAGCGTCCGAACAGCGGGTGCCTTACGACATGAGGGCAACCGCACGGGAAGCCCTCGCCACCTGGTACGCGGAGCGGTTCGATGAGCTGATGTTCGTCAACCTCTCCGGCGCCCGGGGCGTGGACTCGTCCCTCACCCTCCCGCTGTCCTTCACGGGATTCGCGGGAAACACCCTCCTGGCCCCGGATGCGGCGCACCTGAAATTCGCAAACGGGCTGGCGAAGGCGACGATCACGACCTCCGACATTCTCACCCTGTCGGAGATCGACAAGCTGGTGGAGATCGCGGAAACCGTCGATCCCATGATCCAGCCGATCATGGTGGATGGGGAGAAGCATTACGTCCTCCTGATCCACCCGTACCAGGCGACCGACCTCCGGACCAACACGGCCGTGGGTCAATGGCTCGACATTCAGAAGGCGGCCGGCGCCAGGGGCGGGAGCAATCCCATCTTCTCGGGCGCCCTGGGCGTCTACAACAACGTGGTCATCCACGTTCACCGGAACGTGATCCGGCACTCGGATCTCGGCTCCGGGACCAACCTCCCGGGAGCGCGGGCGCTGTTCCTCGGCGCCCAGGCCGGCGCGATCGCTTTCGGCAACGGCGGCGGGGAAACCGTCGCTCGGTACTCCTGGGTCGAGGAACTGTTCGACTACAAGAACCAGCTCGGCGTCTCGGCCGGCTCGATTTTCGGCGTCAAGAAAACCCGGTTCAACTCGGCCGACTTTGGAGTGATCGCGCTGGATACCTACGCGATCGCTCATTAAGGAAGGAGGCCCAACATGGCAGTAGGCGATACCACCTGGTACAGCAACCTTCTCGCGGCTTCCGGGCAGGGTTTACCCCCGGCCCGGGCGGGACTCGGCCTTTGCTCGAGGACCGCGGAATTCGACCTCTCTCTGGCGGGGCTTGATCTCGACCAGGACGATCTGATCGCCATGATCCCGATGCCGAAGGGGGCAACGGTTGTGGATCTGGTCGTGAGCATCCCCACGGACGGCCTCGATGACGCCTCGGCGCTGTCCTGGACCGTGGGAGACGCAGACTCGACCGACGATTGGGATCGGTACATCACTTCCCAAACGACGATCGGACGGAACGCGGGAGGCGTGGCTCGGCTGAACAACCCCGCCGGCGTGGGCTACAAGTTCACGGCTGACGGGGTGATCTGCATCGCAATTACGGCATCGGCAACCACAACCGGGTCCGTTGGCAAGGTTTACATGACGGTCCTCTACACGATGGACGCATAGGAAGGGGGCGCCGATGACTACCCCTTTTTATAGCGACAAATGCACGGTAGGCGCGGGGATCCCGGCCCGGGCTGGCATTGGTCTTGAGGCCGTCGTTGGCGTGTACGATATCGCCGCGGCGCTTCTCACGGCTGATGTGATCCACATGGTCAAGATCCCCGCGGGGGCGCGTCTGGTAGACGTAATCCTCGCGGTCGATGACCTGGAAGCCGAATCCGGCGACGAGCTGACCTTGAGCGTGGGGTACACCGGGGCGCTCGAGGCGATCATCAGTCAATCGGTCGTGGGACAGGCCGGGGGAGTGGCCCGGGCGTCCGTGATGGGCTTCAACGGACTCTCCTTCGCCGCGGAGGTATCCCTTCAAGTCTCCGCGACCCTGGGAGCGGAAACCGGGGCGACCGAAGGAACGATCACCCTGATCGCGCTTTACACGATGGATCCGTAGGCCGTCAACCAACGAACCTGACGGGAGGGGGATCCAGCCCCCTCCCCACCCATCGAGGTAAGACGATGAGAAAAACGATTCTTCTGTTTTTGATGCTGTTGCTGGCGATCGCTTCGCCGGCCGCGGCTGTCACCTTCACGGCCGTTGGAACCGGCCATCCAGGGCAATTCGCGTCGATTACCGGCGTGGATAACTCCGTCCTGTATGTTGTGACCTCCAACGGAAAGCTCTACTCCCAGGCGATCGCAACGGGGGCGCTGACCCTGCTTGCCACCATTCCGAATGAAAAGCCCACGGCGATCGTGTACCCGGGGGCAACGTACACTTACATTGGGACCGCAAGCGGTAGGATCTACCGGCATACGATTTCGGGGAACGCCATTTCAAAGACCACATTGGCAGCCTGTACCACCCCGGGGGCCGGGATTGTCGGAATGAAATGGGACGCGACTTTATCAACCATCTGGCTCATCACGAACAAAGGGAAAACGTACTTCTGCACCCCATAACCTCATCGGGGAGCTACCTGACGCTTTGATCCGATGATGCAAGGGCGGGGAGGCACAGGCCAACCTCCCCGCCACCAAAAAGGGGCATTGGATGAATTACGCAGAACTCTCGATGGCGATTTCCGAATGGCTGAATCGTGACCAGATCGACAAGGTGATTCCCACGATCATTCGATTCGGTCAAAGGGATCTCGAGGACAATCTGAGGATCCGGCCAATGGAATATCATCCCGCGACGGCGGCAATTAACGCGGCGACGGCATCCGTAGCGCTTCCATCAGATTTCCTCGAGATGCTTTACATCCAGCTCATCAAAGACAACGTGAGATACCCCCTCCGGATGAGGATCCCGCCGGCGTCCCTCTATGCCATATTCCAGGACGTTACGGAAACGGGAACCCCGGAAGTTGTCTCGCGGATTGCTGACGATCTGTACTTCGACGTTCTGACGGACTCCATCTACACCCGCGATTGGGTTTACTACCGGCGGTTGCCGGTCCTCGTTGCAGCAGCTCCCAACAATACAAATTGGTGGAGCGAACACGCAGAAGAAGCCCTGCTCATGTCCTGCTTGAACAAAGCCGGCCTGTACGTCACCGGGATCTCGGATGGTGACAAGAGAAAATGGAAAGACGCTGCAAAGGACTCGCTGAATCTCTTGAAGCTCCGCGGATATCGGGAAACGACCGGCGGCCAGGTCATGCGCTCGAGTGCTTGGACATTATAGGAGGGATGAAAATGAAAAGGTCATTCTGGCATGGGGCTTGCGTACTTCTGCTGCTGCTTTTTGTGCTTGCCGTGCCGTCGTTCGCCTTCGATACCTACCGGCAATCGGCGGTTCTCACGGGTGGCGCGGTGGCCGATAATACGACGGTCACGTTCACCTTGCGGCAGGGTGTTCCAAAAACGATGTACCTGTACGTTCCGACGATCGACTCCGCGGCGATCGCCCTCGGCTGCTCGGTGGACGGGACGAATTTTGGGACGATGGCGACGAATTACAGCGCGACGGCCCTGATCGACTTCACCTATGCGGCCACCACGGGCGGGAAGGTATTGAAGCTTCCGAATATCAGTCCGTGCCGGCTCTTGAAGATCACGGCCGGCGCCGCACAAGCATCGAATCGAACATTCGTCCTATTCGGGAATTAACCGATGGCGAACGTCAAGAAGCTCGGGACGGCCAAGATCGTCACGGGATCGACCGCCTACTGCATAATCCGGCGCGAGGTGGACGGCTATCTCCTGAACGATGCTGACGGAGCTTTCGCCAATGCCCCCGCGGATCCGTATGACGAGCTTGCAGAGGACGGCACGATCAAGGGGTTTTTCGAGATTTCGGAGTCTCGGGCGGCTTGGGAGCCGGGATTCTATAAGGTGTTTTTCTACACTCAATCGGGGGGATCCCCGGCGCCGACCAGCGATACCCTTGATGATATTCTCGATCTCATCGTCATCGGGGATCGGATCGCCACGAATTTTCCGTTCGATTATGGAAAAGTAGCGACGGACGCCGGCAACGGAGCGACCTCTTTCAAGACGGACCTGACCAGCACCGTCGATTCCTACTGCGTCGGATCCTACCTGAAAATTGCCAGCGGAACTCTCATCAACGAGGTTCGCCGGATCTCGGCGTACAACGGGACTTCCAAGGTTGTCACTCTCTCCGCGGCCTTTACCGCAACGCCGGCTGATGGCGTTGAATTCTACATCGTGAATCAATGACTACCTGGGGAACGGGAGGGATACGGCTTGGGCCCAATTCGACCGCCTCGTATGGGTATCTCCAAGGGGCGCAGGGAACCGCTGCTGAATGGACACAGGCCAATCCCGTCCTTCCGCTGGCGGCGATCGGGTACGAGTCCGA